GCTTTCAATCATATCCGGTTGTTGAAACGCCCGATCGTTCATGGTGCGGATTCAGGCCGGATTTAATTAAGAAAGTGGCAGGTGGTAGAAATGGGTGATTATGTATGGCTAAGTCAATAAGCGCTCAACAACGCAAATTCGCCAATGAGTGGATTAGAACACACAATGCTTACCAGTCAGCGATATACGCAGGGTATGCTCCAGCAACCGCTAAAAACGCGACGCATCAACTACTTGAAAATGCTGGAATCAGTAAATATATTTCAAGTAAAACTAAAAAAGTTGAGCAAAAAGAATCTGACGAAGCGGATGAAGTGTTGATGAATATTTACCGAATTGCGTCAGGCAAACCGATTACTCATAGTTTTACAAAAAGGGATAATATCAAAGATGAAATTGTTACTGACGAAACTATGACTTCGCCAGCTCCAACTAAAGAGCAGGTCAACGCAGCTGAACTTTGGTTTAAGTTAGGTGGTCAGTTGAAAAATGAGAGTAAGGAAATTGAGAAGCAACGCGCTCGTAAAATTAAAGCCGATGCAGAACTTGCTGAATTACGTGTCAAGCAGGCTGACGGTTCAGCAGATAGCCAAGTGATCGTAAATGTTCATCTTCCGGAAGACGGTGATGTGAATGGCTAGTACGATCGATTTAAACGTGCCTGACATCGTTTCTAAGGCATATTATCCGATGTTCAATAGTAAAGAGCGCTATCTAGTTTATAAAGGCTCTCGTGGATCTGGTAAGTCATATGCGGCTGCAGAGAAAGTGATCATTGATACAATCACACGGCCATATGTAAATTGGCTGGTAATTAGGCAATATTTTACAACTCACAAAGACAGTACATTCGCTACTCTAAAGAAGGTTGCGGCATCGTTAGGCGTATATGAACTGTTCAAATGGACAACGTCACCTTTGGAAGTAACTTATAAGCCTACAGGGCAGAAGATATTTTTTAGAGGAATGGATTCTCCATTGAAGATTACATCGATTACCCCGACAGTCGGCCAATTATGTCGGGCGTGGTACGAGGAATGTTTTGAGTTGAAGTCACTAGACGGCTTTAATACGGTTGAAGAATCGTTGCGTGGTGAGTTAGACGATCCACGTGGGTTCTATCAATCGATATTAACGTTTAACCCGTGGTCAGATCGTCATTGGCTGAAGTCTGAATTCTTTGATGATGATACACAACGAACAAACACCAGATCATTTACAACAACGTATAAAGATAACAATTATTTGGACAAGGCTTATGTTGATTCGCTAAAAGAAATGCTGGTGCGCAATCCGAACCGTGCTCGTGTGGCTGTGTTAGGTGAATGGGGTATTGCTGAAGGGTTAGTATTCGATGGCTTGTTTGAACAGCGCGACTTCTCATATGATGAGATTGCTAACCTGCCGAAATCGGTCGGCTTGGATTTTGGTTTCAAACATGACCCGACTGCCGGTGAATTTATTGCGGTTGATCAAGATAACAGAATCGTTTACATTTACGATGAGTTTTATAAACAGCACTTACTTACAAACCAGATTGCACAAGAGTTAGCTAACCACAAAGCATTCGGTTTACCGATTACAGCCGATAGTGCCGAGCAACGTATGATTGTTGAATTATCACAGCAGCACCGTGTTCCTAACATCAAGCCGTCGGGTAAAGGCAAAGATAGTGTTATTCAAGGAATCCAATACATGCAATCTTATAAATTCGTTGTGCATCCGCGCGTTAAAGGATTGATGGAGGAATTTAACACTTACGTTTACGATAAGGACAAAGAGGGCAATTGGTTGAACAAACCGAAAGACGCGAATAATCACGGAATTGACGGATTACGCTATGCCCTAGAATCGTTCATGTTCGTTCGTGCTGGGCATTATATGAATTATCAGGAACGTGTATCAACATTAAAGAATTTAGGATTATAGGAGGCTTAGTATGGATTACGATTTAACCAAATACAAGCAGGCTAATTTGATTTATCAGGAATCGTTGGAAAATTTAACGCCTGATAAAGTTATGAAATTTATTACGCATCATTTCAATTATCAACGACCACGATTAGAAACGTTGGATGACTATTATCAGGGGTATAACCGAAAGATCCTTGATAAGCAATCAAGACGGCATGAAGATGGCAAGGCCGATCACCGAGCTACCCACTCGTTTGCAAAATATATTGCGGACTTTCAAACTTCGTATTCAGTTGGTAATCCAATCAACGTAAAATTACCTGACGATGGCAATAACAATGGATTCGATACGTTCAATAAAGCCAATGACGTTGACGCAGAGAACTATGATCTATTCCTAGATATGACACGTTACGGCCGAGCATATGAATATGTCTATCGTGGCGAAGATAATGAGGAACATTTAGCTAAGCTGGATCCACTGGACACGTTCGTCATTTATTCGACTGACGTTGATCCAAAGCCGATTATGGCCGTGCGTTATCACCAGATTGAATTGGTAGATGATAACCAAGTGTCAACGATTAATTATGTCCCAGAAACGTGGACGGCTGACACGTATACGCTTTACAAGCCAACACCAATCATGGGTAAGATGGTAGTCGAAACGGCAAAACCAATCACAACATTCCCAGTTGTTGAATTTGATAACAGTAATTTCCGACTGGGAGACTTCGAAAACGTTTTACCATTGATTGACCTTTACGATGCTGCACAGTCAGATACAGCAAATTACATGACTGATTTAAATGAGGCCATGTTGATTATCCAAGGCGATATTGATACGCTGTTCGAAGGATCGGATATTATGAATACCGTTGATCCTAATGATGAAGATTCCATGGTTAAACTTGCTAAAGATAAGTTGGAATTGATTAAGGAAATGAAAGATTCCAACATGCTGCTGTTAAAATCTGGCATGACAGTGAATGGCACACAGACGTCAGTTGATGCCAAGTATATTAACAAGTCCTATGATGTGGTGGGATCGGAAGCGTATAAGAAGCGTGTGGCTGGTGATATTCATAAATTCAGTCATACGCCTGATTTGACCGATGAGAACTTCGCAAGTAATAGTTCCGGCGTGGCTATGCAGTATAAAGTGTTAGGCACTGTTGAATTGGCCAGCACTAAGCGCCGTATGTTTGAACGTGGATTATATGCACGGTATCAGATTATCAATGACATTGAAAATTCAATCTATGGAGATTGGACATTCGATCCACAGGAATTGACGTTCACATTCCGCGATAATTTACCAGCTGACAGCATTAGTCAAATCCAAGCATTAGTTCAGGCCGGAGCAACATTGCCACAAAAATATTTGTATCAACAATTACCAGGTGTAACGAACCCGCAAGATATTGTTGACATGATGAAAGATCAATCGGCCAATGGTGATTATTCAGTTAATAAGAATGGAGCTATGAATGATGACGGACAAACAAATTCAACAGCTACGCCAAATGATGAAGGAGTTCGCGGACAGCAAGGCTATCCAGTCAAAGAGTGAGGCCGAGATTAGAAAGATCGTCAATGCATCTAAGAAGGATTTATTGGCGTTCTGGTATGCTTTGAATGAAAAATATGAAGACTATACTAAAGCTAATGATTCACAGTTACCCGACAGCGAACTAACCAACATGGTTAATCAGCAGGCGCTTAAAAATGGCGTATCCGTTAAGTCGCCGGCCAATAATGATGAGTTGATTACCTATGCTGCGTATGTCGCTGCTGCTGCAATCGCAATTGGATTGATTGACCATGTGTCCAATAAGCTTAAAAGTGAATCCAAGTTGGTTATTAACAAAGTCAGTTCAATGTACAATGTCAAAGCTGACGTATCAGAATCGGCAATCAAAAAATTAGTCGATGGTAAAATTGAAGGCATTAATTGGAGCGACCGTATTTGGGCTAACCAAGATGCGTTAAAGAATGATATTAATCGTATTATGAAACAATCGTTGCTCGCACATACAAACCCGGTTTCACAAACAAAGCTGATTCGTGATCGATATAACGTAACAGAAAAGCAAGCACGAAGATTGCTGCGAACCGAAAGTGCACGCGTAATGGCACAGCAAGGCGTTGATAACGCAAAAGATTTAGGATATACTAAGGTCATGTGGGTTACTAATACGGCTGCTTGTCGTATCTGCGAACCACACGATTGCAAGAAATATACATTAAACGAGGCGGAAG